TCAAAAATAATACTACATTTTAATTTATTTGCACCAAAAAATATATCTTGTAATATATCTTCAAATTTAATATTAATATTATTGCAGTAATTATAAGAAATAATTATAAGAAATATAAAAAATATCATACTAATTGACAATGTTTCACTTTCTAATATATTTGGTATTTTAGACATTAATAATACTTTTAACATATCACTATTTTCCATGATAATATTATATTTGTTTAGTTAATTATAATCATAAAGTAATTCTTATATTATTTATTAAAAAACTTATATTTTATTATACTATAATATATATATATTGTTATGAATTTTGAACTACCTATTAATGATAAAGTTAATATACAAGATACAATTATTCAGGGATATTGCAAAAATAAATGTAAATTAAGATATAATTATCCCGAAGTTAATTCAGCTTGTGTTTCTAAAATATCTGCTGATAGTCAGTTAGAAAATAGTGTTTCTTCACCAACAACTAATAGAGATACAAATAAAAAGGGGAATAATTATTTATCATTAACATTTAATGAAGCAAAACCAGCACCAAGTGTTTCGTTTAATGGATTAGGATATAATGAAACTGAAATGAGAGTTTATGCTCCATCATTACATTTATTTAATAATAAACGCGCGGATGTTGAAGTATGTATATATCATCAACAAATAAGTGGACTTCCTGAAAAATTATTAATTTGCATTCCATTTATGAAGAAAACAGAAACATCATTAGCAACACCTTCAGAATCATCTAATTTAATGGTAAACATATTTAATTCAAGTGGTGGTTGTAGTTCCACGCCAAAATTAACAACAAGTGCTTTTTCATTAAATACATTATTGCCTTCAAAACCATATTTCTATTATAAAAATGATAAAAAGGAACACGTTGTTTGCTTTCATACAACAAAAGATAATGTTTTACCTAGTGATTTTGATATTTCTATTAAAAGACCTGTTGTTGAAAATAATGGTTCTCCATATACAGGTTATGACCTTTTCTTTTCAGGAGAACAAGTAAGCGAAAAAGTTCAAGATGATATTTATTTAGAAGTAAAAAAAATTATAAATGATTCTGAAAAAGAATCAGAAGAATTTACAGTAGATTTTACTGATACTGAAGGTTTTACAACAATGAATAATATGTTTGCATATCAAAATTTAACAAATACAGCATTAATATTAGGTATTGCTTATACCGGTTATAAAATTTTTGAAACAAAAAAGTAAATTATTAATAATAATATAAATTATAAAATTTAAATTCATATTATTTTAGACACTTGAAAATTTACACACCCTTAAAGATTTAAAGATTTGTTGCGTTATGTAAATCGTGAAGTAAAGGTTCAACACTGCTTGAGTTAGCTTTAGATACAGCAAAATCTTTTACTTTTCCAACAGTTTCTTCTTCTAATGTTGGAGGATTGTTAACTTGCTGGTCTTTATTCATTTCCTTCATATCGCTTATTTTTTGTTGTTCGCTTTGTGTTTCTCTTACAACCTCTTTTACAACTACACTATTACTGGAACGTCTAATTAATTCGTAAGCAACTAAAAGACCAACAATTCCAACCATAGGATTAAATTGCATATATAGAACACCAAATACTAGCACTACTAATACATTTCCATAAACACTATCAACCAAATTAGCAACTAGTGAAGGAATTTTCATTTTATATGTAATTAAGAATGCTACATAAAGAGCAAGAACCACCATTTCAACTTTACCGAAAGGCATTTTCATTTTCATTAAGTCTTTTAACATACTATATATATTTACTAATAGATTTTATTTTATTTAACTATAAAAATTGATTTTTTAAATATAAATATAAATAAATATATTATTAAATTATGTCTAAAAATTATATTGGTCAAAAAGGATACACAATTTATAAAGATGAAATATCAAATGATATTTCAAAGTTTATTGAAAGTGAATTATCAGTTAAACCTTTTGTTCCTAAAGCAATGACAATGCAAAAAACACAAACTTTTACAATATATCGTGAATCATCAACAAGATATTATTTGCCTAAATTTTTCGGTTTAGAAAATTTTAATTCAGTTGATTCAAAAATACCTAAAGGAAAAAATATAAACTTAAGTTTTAATGGTAAATTGCGTGATTATCAAATAAGTATAGTTTCTAAATATATGGATTATGTTAAATCAAAATATGAAAATTTTGGAGGCGGATGTCTTGAGATTGATACTGGTATGGGTAAAACTGTTATGGCAATAGATATAATTTCTAAAATGCGTCTTAAAACAATAATATTAGTTCACAAAGAATTCTTAATGAATCAATGGATAGAAAGGATTGCTGAGTTTATGCCTCAAGCAAAGGTAGGTAAATTGCAAGGAAAAATAATAGATATTGAAGGAAATGATATTGTTATTGCTATGATACAATCACTATCTATGAAAGAATATGATGTTTCTATTTTCAAAGATTTTGGTTTTATGATTATTGATGAAGTACACCATATGGGTGCTGAAGTATTCAGTAATTCATTGTGTAAAGTAGTAACTCCATATACATTAGGGTTGAGTGCAACAATGGAGCGTAAAGATGGTTTAAGTAAAGTATTTAAAATGTTTCTTGGTGAAACAATACATGTTGAAAAACGTGACACATCTGAGCAATCAGTTTTAGTAAAATCTTTACAATATAAAGTAGATGATGACGAATTTAATGATATAAAATATGATTTTAGAGGAAATACACAAATTAGTACAATGATAACCAAATTATGTAAATATAATAATAGAAGTGAATTTATATTAAGTTTTATTGTTCATACATTGAGTGAAAATAGTGAACAGCAAATTATGATTTTAGCACATAATAAATCACTTCTTAAATACTTATATGATGCAATAGAACACCGCAAAATAGCAAATGGTAGTGTTGGTTATTATGTGGGAGGTATGAAAGAAAAGGATTTAAAAATAAGTGAAACAAAGCAAATCGTGATTGCAACATATTCTATGGCAGCAGAAGGTCTTGATATTAAAACATTAACTACATTAGTGTTGGCAACTCCAAAAACTGATATTATACAAGCGGTTGGAAGAATTTTGAGAGTAAAACACGAACAACCTGTTGTTATAGATATTGTTGATGCCCACGAAGTTTTCCAAAGACAATATCAAAAAAGAAAAACATTTTATAGAAAACAAAAATATAAGATTATAGAAACTAATAATGATAATAAAGAATTTGATAAAACATTATGGAAAATAACATATGACCCTAATAAAAAGAAGACAAAAAATAGTAAAAATGAGATTTTACATGATGACGAAGATGAAAAAATAGGTGATAATAAGTGCTTAATTGAATTATAATAAAGTTTAAAGATATAGTGATGTATAATAATATAATATACATTATGAACCAGCATAAAAGATATAATAATAATTCAAAATTTAACAATTCTAAAGAAGTTATTTTTGATTTAGAAAAGCGTTTTCCTAGTGTAGAACTTTCTTATGACAAAATGGATCATACGAAAGTTCAGTATGATATGTATATGGCAATTCCATATGGAACAAAAGTATTTGCTTGGTTTACTTTTTACAAAAAAGATTGTGTTTGTGTTTTAGTTACCAAAAATAGAGACGGAAGTATTACTAATACAGAATTAGTGCCTTGTATTTTTGACACCTCATTGTCATATAATACATTATTTTATGGAACTATTGTCAATTATGATGGTATCCGTTTTTTTTGTATTGAGGATATATTCTACTACAAAAACAAGTTTGTTTACAAAAATAAAAACGTATTAAAAATGCAAACATTGAAATATATTTTGGAAAATGAAACTAAAAGTGAATGTTTTACCAAAAATAATATCATTTTTCAACTCCCGTTTATGACAAATAATGAACCTGAAATGTTGAGTTATATTCATAATCTTCCATATAAGGTATATTCTTTACACCAGATTACATTAAATAGATATGGTCGTTCATTTAAAATATTGCCAAAGGAAAAATCATTTTCGCGCATTGATGGTGGTTTTAATTCATTAAAAGCAGTTTTCAAAGTAAAAGCAGAAATTCAATTTGATATTTATAAGTTATATTGTTATAATGAAGGGTCAAGCGAACATTATTTGGATTACGCATATATTCCTGATTGCAAAACTAGTGTTAAAATGAATTCACTATTTAGACGTATAAAAGAAAATGATAACTTAGATTATCTTGAAGAGAGTGATGATGAAGATGATTTTGAAAATACAGATGTTGATAAATATGTGGATCTAGATAAATATGTATATATGGAGTGTGTTTATACCCCAAAATTTAAACGTTGGATTCCAACTAAACAAGTTAATTACAACAAACTTGTTTGTTTGAGCGATGTTGGAAACATGATTAGAAATCATTATTATGTTAAAAATGATGAAAATAATAGAAAATATCGGTCAAGTAAGTATTAATTAGTACGTGAAAAATGTGAAATTTTTAATCAATTTCACATTTTTTTTTATTTTTTTCTCTCCTTCTCTCAATAATAAATAAATAAATAATAATAAATTGATTAAATATATATGTTATAATACAAATATAAAATAAAAATACAGAAATTACAATTCTGGAGAGAACGAGAGAAACAATAATTAGTAAAATGCACCGATATAATGCTATGTCAAAAAAAGAACTCAAAAAAATTTTGTATGAAACATATGGTATTAGGATGCATAAGGGATGTAGAAAACATCATTATATTAATGAATTAATGTCTTGTATTATGAATGATTTAGAATTTGATAATAATTAAAAAAATATAAATTGCATATTATTTATATTTTTTTATTCCCCCCCCCATCTGCGCGGTGTATAATATATTTTATACTTTGCTTCTTGCTAGTGTATATTTTTTATATTCAGTTTCTAAAGTGTTCAACTCACTTAACCACATATCCTGAATTGATGTTGATTTAATTTTCTCCATTTCTTCACTTTTCTTTTTATATTCACTAATAAGTCGGTCAACATTTTCTTCACTTACACTATCCATAGACATTTTGAGCAAATATTTATATTCATCATCATCACCTATTTTTGAATATCCACGTTCTTGCAATTCTTGAATAATAATTTCTTTTTTCTTTTTCTTCAAGATAAGTGTATCTTCTAATAATTCGCCAATATAGCGTTGTTTGTTGTCTAATACATTAAGTTCATTTGTTAGATAACCAATAATATGTTGTTTACGTTTATCAAACATTTCTAAACGAACATCATAATAATCGTTTATAATATCATTTACTTTTGAATATTTTTTCAATTTTTCATTTGCATCAAACATATGCATATTTGTAATACTAATTGTAGTATATAGTTTCAACAATTTTTCTAAAGCATTACATCCATTGTCGCACGTATTACTTTCTAATATTTTCAAATGGTGCACGTCATTAAATGTAATAATAATATCAACATCTGTAGTTTTACTCATGTCATCTATTTCCTTCACGATTGGAGTTATTTTTTTCCCATTTTTATAAACATTTGAAGCAAGATTATCTAGATGTTGTTTGAAATCTTCAGTCCAATATCCAATGGGTAATTCAGTAACACGGATCTTATTTTCTGCTAACACATTATACTTACCACATACAAGAAATTTACTTGAACCTTGATTCTGGATGGTTCCTTTAAAACCTTCATAGTAAGGTATGAAATCCATTGAATTACATTCTTCATTTTTATTTTTAAGTTTATTTCGCAAATACTGAATTATTTCACTTGGGTTATAGCAAGGAATTTCAGTGCTAAATCCTGTTCCTATTCCCTTAGAACCATTTACTAATAGCATAGGAATAATTGGTGAATAATATATTGGTTCAACCATTTGACCATCATCATCAAGATATTCCAAAATAGCATCATCATTTGGATTAAATATAGTTCTTGTAATTTTATTTAGTAATGTAAATATATATCTTTCTGAAGCAGAATCTTTTCCACCCTGCAAACGTGTTCCAAACTGACCATTTGGCATGAACAAATTAATATTATTTGAACCTACATAATTTTGAGCTAGTCCAACAATAGCAGCATTCAAACTTGCTTCACCATGATGATATCCAGAATGTTCAGATACATAACCAGAAAACTGGGCAACTTTTATTTCTTGTGTTAAATTCTTTTTGAAACCACTATATAAAATTTTTCTTAAACTAATTTTAAGACCATCCATCATATTTGGAATAGAACGATCACAATCATATTTTGAAAAGTGTATCATTTCTCTATCAATAAAATCTTTATAACTAACATTTGTAACATTTGTATCTAAATATAAATCACGATTGTAATCACCTAACCATACCTTTCTATCATCTGCTCTTTTCTTATTAAATACCATATCTATTGCATCATCACAATTTGTGTTTTCGTGATTGAAATATACAATTTTCTTTTCTTTAAAATATTCTTTAAATTCGCTGCCTGTGCTTGTTCCAAGACCTTTATAATATTTAATTTTCCAAGAAGTTAAATCAGTTCTATTCTCTTTCCATTTTGCATATTCACCATCATTATAGAATATTTTTGTTTGTGAACCTTTTTTCGCTTTAAGAATAGGTGTATTCATAAATCCTATAAAGTCCTTTATTTTAGATAATTTGCTCCATTGACACTGAAACAAATTTATACATAACCCTTTAATATGTGAACCATCTAAATCTTGATCTGTCATAAATAACACCTTTCCATAGCGCAATTTTTTTAAATTATCTTCGTTATATTCTTTATTCGCTTCAAGACCAAGAATTTTTTTTATTTCTATAATTTCTTTATTTTCCAATATTTTTTTTGATAATTCCCCACGAACATTAAGTATCTTACCCTTCATAGGATATACACCAAATACATTTCTATCGTCAGAAGATAGACCAGAAACAATTCCTGCCTTTGCTGAATCTCCCTCACAAAATATAATAGTGCTTTGTGTTGATTTTGATGTTCCTGCCCAATTTGCATCAATTAGTTTTGGAATACCTCGTATATTTTTTGCTTTATTACCATCTGTTTTTTTAGCAGCTTTGTTATCTTTAATTTCGCTAATAGCACACGCAGCATCAACAACACCTAATTTTGCAATCTTATCAATAATTTTATCTGGAATATTACAAGCAGAACCAAATTTATTTGAAGGTGTGTTCATATAATCCTTTGTTTGACTATCAAACGAAGGGTTTTCAATATCACAACGAATAAATACCATAAGTTGCTCTTTTATAGCATTCGCATTTACTGTTATTTTCTTTTTCTTTTCAATATATGCTATTATTTTTTTTGTTATTTGATTAGTTAAATATTCCACGTGTTTTCCACCCTTGGATGTATATATACCATTTACAAAACTAACATGATTATATTCATATGTTGGACTCATACAAACCGCATAATTCCATCGTTCATTTGTTTCTTCATATACACGTTCATGATTATTTTTTGTTCCAATATATAAATCAATATATTGTTGAAATGTTTTAATATTTAATTGCTTTTTATTACAATTTATTTTAATAGTTTTCTTAGTTATTGCTGCGATATCATATACACGTTTTATAAATAATTGTTTCATATCATTTGATAATTTTTCTATTCCAAATCTTTTATAATCTGGTTTAAAAGTAATTTTAGTATAAGGTTTCGCAGAACATTTTGTAATGGTTGGTTTATTAATTATATCTAAATTATTTTCAAAAGTTTGAGTATATTTAAGTTTTCTAATATGATCAATTGTTTCTACGCTACCTATAGTAGACCATATCAATACAAGTTTAAATCCAAAACCATTTTTACCTCCAACAATCTTTTTTTCAGTTTTATCATAATTAGTTGACGTTCGAAGATGACCAAACACCATTTCAGGTATCCAAATATCGTATTCAGGATGCTTTTCAATATCAATACCATTTCCATCATTTAGCATTGTTATTGAACCATCATCATTAAATTCTATATCAATGCGACTAACAGGAAAATGCTTAACACCTTCCTTTTCATCATTTATCTTTTGATCCATTCTAACAACGTGATCTCTACAATTAACAATACCTTCATCAAATAATTTATATAATCCGGGAATATAATTCATTTCTTTAGAAATAATTTTCTTATCGTCTTCATCATAAATATAACAATCCTGAACAACATTTTCAATTGAACCAATATAAGTATCGGGGTTGTCTAGGATATGTTGCTTATCCGTTTTCTTTTGATATTGTTGAGCTAAATTGTTTGACATATTTTTATCTATTTAATAATAATTATTTATATTTATATTATTTCAATTTTTATCTTAAATAAAAAAGAAGATAATAATATATATATTATTATATTATACAATGGGAACACCACAAATTGAAGATATATCTATTAATATATTTAGAAATTCACAAGAAAATGCTATAGAATTTATGTCTACTAGTGTTTTTAATGCCCTAAATGGAACAATAAGTTTTGTAATTGAAAATTCAAGTATAAATTATGATGTTGGTTATAATATTCAAAATAATATATGTTATTATTCGCCTGAAAAAAATTTCAGTGGAACTGATTCTTTTCAATATTATTATATACATAATGGTGTTTCAAGTGAAATTAAAAATGTATCAATTGATATTAATGGTATTAGATTAACTAATGAAAATAAAAATATTTATTCTTATATTACATATGACTCATATTCAAACAGAATATTAAACATAAGTAAAGAAGTCGATATAATAAGTCCAGGACTTTTTTTAAAAAATATAAATTTTGAAATTTTAAAATTTGATTACAAAATTGACAATATACAAGCAGCTGCTTTTCGTTCAACAAACCTAGTAGAAATAATATTTAATAATGGAGTAGGAACTATAGGTGATTCAGCATTTTATTTTACTAATGTTGAAAAAATAACTAATATTAATAAAATTTATTACATAAATCAATATAATTTAAACATACCTAATGATATAACAACTATTGGAGGTATTTTTAATGGAAATTATAATTTTTATACTAATAATAACTCTAATATTTTATTACCTTCAAGTGCATTTATGTATAAAAATTTGCAACATTTATTTATACCTCCTTCAATAACAACAATTAATTTGGGCGCTTTCAGATATTCAAAAATAGAAAATTTAGTTTTACCAATAAGTGTTAATTATATTGGTTATCACGCTTTTTATGGAAATAATATTAAAAATTTATTTTTGCCATTGAGTTTGAATGGTTATTTACTTTATGGTTCATTTGAAATAACAATATTAGAGAATTATTACGTTTATAATAATAATACGCGAAAAGTATACATTGGTGATATTATAGAACTTTCTTATAAAACTGATTATGAACCTCACGTTGTCGCAACTACTCAAGAAGTTAATATTACAGATATAATAGGTAATGTTATGCCAACTGATTTATTTATTTATTCAGAATATATTAGTTCAAGATTAATTCAAATTAATGCTATTGAAGATACAATAACAGAATTTAATTTAAGAAATGAAACTAATGAAATAGATTCTTCGATTAACATAATTCAACCTCCACGAGGTGATTATATTTTTAATGACCCAAATATAATATTTACACCGGAATTAAATTCTAATAATAATGATGGTTTTATTTTTGAAGAAATATATAATAATGGCGAAGATATTACATCTGTATCTGTTAATATTAATATTATTCCTGTAAATGATACTCCTGTATCATATGATATGAATATTTTTACAAATGAAGATACTCCAATAACATTTGATTTATCTTTTAATGATATAGATAACATTTTAACGGATTTGTCATGCAATATTTTAACTTATCCTAAATATGGCACTTTAGTAAGTACTAATAAAATATCTGTATTATATACACCTGAATTAAATTTTATTGGAGATATTAGTTTTATTTTTAATGTTCAAGATTCACAATCTACATCAAATAATTCAATTGTAAATTTAACTATATTGTCAGTTAATGATCCACCAATTGTTTATGATTTATCTGAAACAATTTATGAAAATACTGCGGGTTTTAATAAAACATTAACATATCAAGATGTTGATAGTTATGACCCATCTATGACATTTCATATATATGAACAACCTACAAATGGTGTTGTTTCTTTAAATAATGCTAATGTAAATTATTTACCAAATAATGATTATTATGGTTCAGATAGTTTTAAGTATTATGTAACTGATGGCAATTCTAGTTCTAATATAGCAACCATATATGTTACAATTTTAGAAATAATAATACCAATTATACCACCACAAGCATTTGATATTAAAGTAGAAACATTTGAAAATTTAGAAGTTGAAATAAAATTAAATAATAAATATGAACAAGGAAATGTTGATGACCTTACAATGATTTTTATTAGAAATCCTAAATATGGAGATTTTACTAAAATATCACCGCAAAATTTTATATATAGACCTAATCGTGATTCTAATGGAATTGATACAATAGAATATTATTTAGTAGCTCCAAATGGTTCGCAATCACAAAATGCAACAATAAATATAAATATTCTTAAAATACAATATGCTAATTGTAAATATTGTCCACCAAAAGTAATATTTGAACGTAATAATAATACATATTTTAATGCGTCGCATAAAATACATATGGCTCAAAGAAATATAAGAAATGTTGGTAAAGGTTGTAATACATATGTTGGTATAAATCCTACTATTATTGTTCCACCAAAAAATAAATTTTAATTAAGTAATAAATAAAATCTAAATCTATATTATAATGGCTCGTTTTAACAAAGGACCCGATGGTAAATATAATGTAAAAGGAAAAAAATTTGAAATGGTTCAAGGTAGTCGTGCTCAAGTATGGCACGGAACAGCTTATGAAACAACAGGTGGTTTAACAAAACCTAAACTTTACAAAAATAAACTTGGACGTATTGTTTCTGCTTCTAAACATAAAAGTGCTAAGAAGGATAAACGTCTTGAAAAGGCTGGTTATAAACCTAAAAAGGGAACATTCAAAGCATTCAAGAAAAGTGATGCTAAGAAACCTAGAAAATCTGGAACACGTAAACAAAAAAAGTAAGTTAACTTACTATTAAAAATAAAAATTGAAAAATATATTAAACACAAATATTTTAATATATTTAGACAAAATGATGAATTTAGACACTTGCGTTGATGAAATAAAAAACGTTATTACAAAATTTGCTACAAAAATTGAAAAAGAAAAAAAAGAAAAAGAAGAAAGATATGAAGAATGTAGAACAAATATGGAGGTGATTGAAATGTTGCCTTTAGTGCAGTTTTATAAAAAGAAAGTTCAAGAATTAACAAAAGAATTAAAATATTATAAAGATTTATTTAATAAAAATGAAATTAACGAATCTATTAAAATTAATATTGAGGAAAAAAATGTTATAGATCTTACTAATGAAGAAAAAGAAAAAGAAAAAGAAAAAGAGAAAATAATTAATATTGTAAAAACAAATGATATAATTGAAGAGGAAAAGGAAGAGGAAGAGGAAGAGGAAGAGGAAGAGGTTGAAGTTGTAGATGAAAATGATGATTATACGTGTGGTAGTTGTGGAACTAATTTTGATTATAAATTGAATGAACCAGTATACAATGACAATGCCCCCGATGATGAATGTGCTTTTTGTGGAACTAAGTATGATGATAAATGGGCTGAACAATACAAATCATTTAAGAAAAATGATACAAAATTACAATGTGAAGAAGAGGATGAAGTTGAAGTTTCACAAGAAAATGAGGAAGAAACTGAAGAAGAGGACGAAGTTGAAGTTTCACAAGAAGAGGAGGAAGAAACTGAAGAAGTTGAAGTTACAAAAGTAGATGAACGTGAGACTATGAAGCATATTCAAGAACAAATTGATCGTGACAATGATGATGCTTGGGTTCTTCGTAACTCTGATGCGCCTAAAGAGGAAGATAAGAAGGAGGAGGAGGAAGAAGAGGAAGTAGAAGAGGAGGAACAAGAAGAGGAAGAGGAAGAGGAAGAAGAAGAGGAAGTAGAAGAGGAGGAAGAGGAAGAGGAAGAGGAAGAGGAGGAACAAGAAGAGGAAGAAGAAGAGGAGGAACAAGAAGAGGAAGAGGAAGAGGAGGAACAAGAAGAGGAAGAGGAAGAGGAAGAGGAAGAGGAGGAACAAGAAGAGGAAGAGGAAGAGGAAGAGGAGGAACAAGAAGAGGAAGAGGAAGAGGAGGAACACGAAGAGGAAGAGGAAGAGGAGGAACACGAAGAGGAAGAGGAAGAGGAGGAACACGAAGAGGAAGAGGAAGAGGAAG